TGCGTGGTGCAAATAGACTTCTTATAACTTCATCTACTGGAGCAGAGGTAGATACCACAAGTACACCAACATTAACTGGATTTGATGTACAAAATGGGTATACAGTAGGCAATGATTCTGGTGGTTACGGAATTAATTACAGTCCGTATATATTTATTAATTGGAACTTTAAACGTGCTCCATCGTTTATGGATGTCGTTTGCTATACAGGGACGGGGAGTGCAATGACTATTAGTCATAACTTAGGCACAGCCCCGCAACTAGTAATCTTAAAAGAACGAAATGCCGCTGGTGGTTGGATTGTCTATAGTAGCCCTACTGGGTTTTCTGTTGGTGGTAATCTTGCAGGAACGGGAGCTTTCTCAGGTGGTCTTGCTTATGTTTCTGCAACATCTTCAACAACTTTTACAACAATTACAAATGCAACAACTTGGGTGGCCTATCTATTTGCAACTTGCGCTGGTGTATCTAAAGTAGGCTCATACACAGGCACAGGAACTACACTTCAAGTTGATTGTGGCTTCACAGCGGGTAGCCGCTTCGTTCTTATCAAGCGCACAGACTCAACTGGTGATTGGTATGTATGGGATTCAGCCCGAGGAATCGTTGCTGGCAATGACCCATACTTGCTACTAAACTCTTCAGCCGCTGAAGTAACTAACACCGACTACGTTGACACATACAACGCAGGATTTGAGATTACCTCAACCGCACCGGCAGGCATCAACGCCAATGGCGGAACCTACATCTTCTTGGCAATCGCTTAAGGACAGAACATGAGTACAAAGTACACCGGCGGTTTCATCACAAAGTCCCCAGTAGCGCCAACAACAACGGCGGCTTCTGGTATCTGGACGCTTGACCAACAACAGCAAGCTCAGAAAGCCGGTACTTGGCCCAGCCCCCCTATATTCATTGAGGATTTGTTCAGCACGTATTTGTATACGGGTAATGGCTCTACACAGACCATTATCAATGGCGTTGACTTGTCTACTAAAGGTGGATTAGTTTGGCAAAAAGTTAGAGACCCAGCGGGTTATCGACATTTTTTGTTTGATACGGTGCGTGGGGTAAACAACTATATTTCAACAAACACAACAGACGCACAAGTTACTCAAGCATCGTCTCTGACTTCGTTTAATTCAAACGGGTTCACGCTTGGAAGTGATTCAAACGTTAACGGCAGTGGTATTAATTCGGTTTCATGGACATTCCGAGAGCAACCAAAGTTCTTTGATGTTGTGACTTATACGGGGACGGGTGTTGGCGGTCAAACTGTCGCCCATAATCTTGGCTCCGCACCCGGAATGGTAATTATTAAAGTAACAAGTGAGGCAAATGATTGGATAGTATGGCATAGGGGTTTGACTTCTGGATATTACGTAAAACTCAATACAACAGCCGCACAATCTAATACAAACGCAATTTTCTTTTTTGGCAACGGAACAACAACAGTAGACCCTACAAGTAGCGTAATTACTTTAGGTGGTAGTGGATTAGTAAGTGGCAGTGGAAAATCCTACGTAGCTTATCTTTTTGCCCATGACGCAGGGGGCTTCCCTGTTTCTGGCGGTGGCTCAACCAATGGTATTTCGTGTGGGTCTTATACGGGTAATGGTGTAGTCGCAGGGCCATCAGTAACACTTGGATATGAGCCACAATGGGTTTTAGTTAAGAGTTCAACTGTTGCGGGTTCTAATTGGTTTTTGATGGACAATATGCGTGGTATGGCTTACACGCTATGCAATGAATTGTATGCAGACTTGAGTGCCGCAGAGGTTGCACAATCAAAAACAATTATTCCAACTGCTACTGGTTTTGATGTTGCAACTACTGATGCCTATATAAACAATAGTGGCTCTACCTACATCTACATAGCCATCCGCCGTGGCCCGATGAAGACCCCAACTGTGGGGACTAGTGTGTTTAGTCCTATTGCCGCGGTTTCTGGAGTGCAGACTACAAACTTTCCCGTTGATATGCAAATACTGTCTTCAAGAGATACTGCATCTGCCTTGATGAATCATCAAGTTATTGATAGATTGCGCGGTGTTAGTTCTACTTCAACTGCTCAAGGAAATTACTTAAACACAACAAGCACAGCTGCAGAAACTAGTGCAAGCCCTTTTTCGTCAATTCTTATGAGTAATGTTGGGTTTCAGGTTGGAAATAATTATGCTGGTGGGAGTGGTGTTTTCCATTCTTTCCAACGAGCCCCATCGTTTTTTGATTCTGTTTGCTATACAGGTACTGGAAGTGCAACCACGGTGACGCACAACCTTGGTGTTGTTCCTGAATTGATGATTGTTAAACGCAGAAGCACCTCTGGGTCTAGTTGGGCTGTTTATGTCACCGCTTTAGGTAATGCGGCAAGATTAGAATTAGACACAACAGGCGCTGTTCTTAACGTAACTGGCGTATGGAACAACACCACGCCAACAGCTTCAGTGTTTTCTATTGGAACACCTGTTCAAGTTAATCAATCGGGGGAAACCTACGTCAACTACCTCTTTGCAACCTGCGCTGGTGTTTCCAAAGTCGGCTCATACACAGGCAACGGCTCTAGCCAAACTATTGCTTGCGGTTTCACAGGTGGGTCGAGGTGGGTAATGATTAAACGCACAGACTCTACGGGTGATTGGTACGTCTGGGACAGCGCACGGGGCATTGTGGCGGGTAATGACCCACACTTAAGTTTAAACACTACAGCGGCTGAAGTTACAACAGATGACAGCGTAGACACTGATAACTCAGGGTTCATTGTTAATCAAGATGCCGCAACAAACATCAACGTTACTTCTGCCACCTACATCTTTCTCGCAATTGCTTAAAAGGAGCACATCATGGAAATTCGTTTACGTTCAACAGGTGAAGTTATGTATGAGAGTGAGTTCCGTACTCGCTTTGCTCAGAACTTGCCACCCCGCCCAGTAACACAAGAGTGGCTTGACAGCTACATCAGCGACCCCGCTGGTGACATTGTGTTTGAAGGCCCACAGGCTACAGGCGGTACGGTATATCAGTACAGCCAGCGTTCTGGCGTAGAGCAGATTGAAGGCAAGTGGTACACAAAGTACATCCTTGGCCCAGTGTTTACAGATACGCCAGCATCAGAAGGCCAGCCTGCCAAAACAGCCGCTGAGAATGAAGCTGAGTACAAAGCCCGTAAGGACGCAGAACAAGCCGCATCTGTACGTGCATCCCGCACCCAAATGCTGAAAGACTGCGACTGGACACAGATTGCCGACAGCACTGCTGACAAAGCTGCATGGGCTACATACCGCCAGCAACTCCGTGACATCACTTCTGCAAGCGGTTTCCCTTGGACAATGACTTGGCCTGAGTCACCCTAATGATCTATGCGCTGGCTCCTACTGTTGTTACTGTTGGGGCTAGTTGGAGCCGTAGCCAAGAATGGTTGCCATGTGCGCGAGTTCTATGGGATAGGCCACACCATCCACAACCCCACAGAACGCCATCTTCAAATGGTGCTGTGGCTAAAGAACAATGCGCCTTATTGCAAATCCGAGGACTACGTGGTCATTTGGAACAACTTGCCTTCATGGGCGGGTACGGCAGATTCGGCAGAAACTAGAGGGCTAATACTTCGTGGATACAAAGATGCAGTTGATCGGGAAAAGAAGTGAAGATCAGTTACGACAAATGGTATCCAGTCGTTCAACCTACCGCGACCACGCAGACGGATGTGTTTGCCAAGCGGGTGGAAAGGCTAGACGCTGAACGTGCTTTAAACACACAAATAGCGCAACAGGTAAAGAAGTTTCACCAATATGAGTATGAGATTTATGAATACAGGATGCGGCAGATAACGCTGAACATTGACATCACAAACCTTAAACGCGAGATTGACAAACTTGTATGACCAAGAAACCGATACCCAGACCAGTCAGGAAGCCACAGATGGAGACAAAAGAAAAGCTGACGCTGTGGGTCACCCTTATGGTAAGCACAACCCTGTGTATCTCCGTATTGGCTATGGTAATTGCCTTTATGTTGGGTCTGTGGGCCAAGGAAGTGGACAACGCAGAAATTTTCAAAATGATTTCACCCGCTTTTTCTACTCTTATCGGCGGCATGATTGGGTTCCTGTCTGGTATCAAACTCATGCAAGGTGACGATTCTAAAAAGGATGGCAAATGCTGACACTACTCTCAACCCTTATCTCATTCTTGATGGGCGGCTTGCCCAAGCTGCTGGACTTCTTCCAAGATCGTGCCGACAAACTACATGAACTGAACCTCGCTCGGCTACAGATTGAGCGTGAGTTAGAGCTACGCAAGGCTGGCTTTGAAGCGCAAGAGCGCATTGAGAATATCCGGTCAGACCAACTGGCAACCGAGAGCGCGGCTAATACCCAGCAAATCCTGATTGGCGCACAGCAAGCTGAGATGCAGGCAATTTACGCCCATGACACGAGCCTGAATGAGGGAACATCCCAGTGGATGAAGAACCTCCGCGCTTCTGTTCGCCCTGTCATTACCTACGGCTTCTTCTTCCTGCTGTTATTTGTGGACATTGGCCTGTTTACATACGGCTGGCACAGTGGCGCTACGTTCGTAGAGTTAGCCGAGATGCTGTGGGATAACGACACCCAAGCCCTATTTGCTTCAATCATCGCTTTCCACTTTGGTGGCCGGGCGTTTGGTAAATGAACATCTCAGAGAAATGCCTGCACATGATCCGCCACCACGAGGGGGTCAGGCAAAACCCATATAAATGTCCAGCCAAGTTGTGGACTGTGGGCGTTGGGCACGTCATGTTTCCAGAGCAAGGCAAGCTCAAAATAGACCAGCGGGATGCGTTTGTACCACCGCCAGAGTCTATGCGTAAGCACAGCATGGAGGAAGTTAATGAAATACTTAAGGCCGATCTTGCTAGGTTTGAGCGAGGCGTGGCTACCTATTGTCCTGTTCCTCTTACTCAAGGACAGTTTGACGCACTTGTATCGTTTTCATTTAATGTTGGGCTAGGCACGCTACAGCGTTCAACCATGCGCCAAAAGGTGATTCGTGGTGATATGGAAGGCGCAGCAGAAGAACTCTTGAAGTATTGCATGGCCGGGGGTAAAATTCTCAAAGGGCTGCAAAAGCGTCGCATTGACGAGCGTGCCGTGTTTCTATCCTAGGACTGCCGATGCCATTACAAAAAATACTGTTTAAGCCGGGCGTCAATAAAGAGAACACCCGCTACACCACCGAGGGCGGTTGGTATGAGGCCGACAAGGTACGCTTTCGTCAAGGTAATCCCGAAGTAATTGGTGGCTGGGAGCCACTATCTGCTGCTTATTTCCAAGGCGTATGCCGTTCTTTGTGGAATTGGGTGACGCTTGGCGGAGACAATTTGATTGGTGTTGGCACAAACCTTAAGTTCTATATCAACCAAGGCGGTGTCTACTACGACATCACGCCTATACGTGCAACATCCACAATCAATAACAACCCGTTTGTAGCTACAAATGGCTCCGCCACAATCACAGTCACAGATACTAATCATGGTTGCGTTACTGGGGATTTTGTAACTTATAGCGGCGCTGTCGGTCTTGGTGGAAATATAACCGCTACGGTATTAAACGCGCAGTATCAAGTTACGGTTATTAATGCTAACAGCTATACGTTTACAGCCTCGGCTACGGCAAATGCAACGGATGCTTCTGGCTCTCCCGGTGGTGGTGCTTCTGTCGTAGCTACCTACCAAATCAACGTTGGCCCAGCTATTCCTGTTCCGCTTGTAGGTTGGGGCGCAGGTACTTGGGGCAGTCCTCCTCCGGCTGGCGGCACGATTGGTACGTGGGGTTACGGCCTTACGTCCACGTCTGCGCTTCGTTTGTGGAACCAAATTAACTACGGCCAAGATTTGGTGTACGGCCCCCGTACAGGCGCTATTTACTATTGGACAGCCAATAACGGCGTTAATACCCGTGGCGTACTGCTCAACTCTCTTGGCGGCACAGTATCTTTTACAAACGCTTCGCCGACTGTGGTGACCTCCACCATACTTTATACCGAAGGCGCGGCGCTTCAATTCTCTGGTGGGTCGCTACCAACAGGCGTGTCTGCGGCTACAACATACTATGTATTTGAAGTAAATGGGTTGACGTTTAAACTGCTTGATGGTTCCGGTAACGCGGTCAATACGGCTAGTTCAGGCACGGGTACCGTGTCTTTAATTGTGGATGTGCCCACGGTTCAAAACAACATAACTGTGTCGGACGCTTCTCGCTTCCTGATTGCTTTTGGTTGTAATGATTACGGCTCTAGCACGTTAGACCCCATGCTGATCCGCTGGTCAGCGCAAGACGACATCTACAACTGGACGCCAGACCCCACCAATCAGGCAGGGTTTACCCGACTATCCCACGGTTCTGAGATCGTCGCTATAGTTCAGACTCGTCAAGAGATTGTGGTATTTACAGACGTTAGCGTGTATTCGCTTCAGTACCTTGGCCCCCCTTACGTGTGGGCATCGCAACTCCTTGGTGACAACATCTCCATCATGAGCCCCAACTCGGCTGTGATTGCTTCGGGTATTGTGTACTGGATGGGCGTAGATAAGTTTTACTCCTACGACGGCCGTGTACAAACGCTTAACTGTGACCTGCGCCGTTTTATATTTGGTGATATTAACCAAGAGCAATCACTGCAGGTATTCTCTGGCACAAACGAGGGCTTCAATGAGGTCTGGTGGTTCTACTGCTCAGCCAACTCAACGGCCATTGACAAGTACGTTATCTACAATTACGTTGAAAAAATCTGGTACTACGGCACTATGTCACGTACGGCATGGTTGGATTCTGGCTTGCAGTCGTACCCAATTGCGGCAAACTACGTCACGGCTACGCTCACAGGTAACCTAATTAACCATGAGACAGGGCTGAATGATAATACGACCGGCACCGCTGTTGCGATTGATGCTTACATTAGCTCGTCTGAGTTTGACATTGGTGACGGCCATAACTTTGGTTTTGTGTGGCGGGTATTACCTGACTTGACTTTTG